GAGAGTGTTGTCGCGTCAGCCATCGCTTTCTACTGCCTCAATCATCTCTTTCCAAATCTTGACCTGTGACGGGTCTAATTTGCTGGCGTCTTGGTTGTGCTGATCCTGTGCGCTTTTGAGCAATCTAAATTCCATGATGTTCCGTAGGGTCGCCCAATCCTCGTTCTCAACCTCACTGGGCAAACACCCGAACGCCTCGCAGAGTATTCCGACGGTTACATAATTAGGCTGTGGCATGTCCCCTAAGAGGTAACCCCCGACTTGGGTGAGTCTTTTTTTCTAGCGTCAGCGGATTCCCCCGACCCTGTAGCCGCCAAGAGCCACATCAATTCCTCGGATGATAACCGCTCCAATACATCGGGGCGGTTATAGGGCTGTTCCAACGGCTCACCCAGCAACCCCGTCCAATTCCATGCCACGATACGCCGGGATAATTCTTGGCACAGATCGGACAGATTCTTTCCCAGTTCCCCGGTCTCCCCCGTAGCGTTCTGCAATCGGGAAATCTGCATGACCTCGGACACGGTCATTACAGGTAATAGCTCTACCCATTCCCCCGTGTGGACGTAATAGGGGGTGCCAGCGTTGACTATCTCCCCATCTTCTATAACTTGCCCGATATTGATAGCACACTCATCAGACTGGGCTATGACTGTGGGGATTTTTGATTTTATCTTGCTGGGCTTCATTGAACCTCTCCTACCTTCTTAATCTTACCGGGTGGCTGTTCCTACCACCGGGGCATTGGAAACGCCTGTACGGGCAACTCAGGGCCATTGTAGCCCTGTTTAGCGAGGGTGAAGCCTCGCTAAACAGGGCTAATACCCAACCCTACCGCCCACAATTTAGGGTAATGCTAACCTCTGGTTGGCGCGGCGGCATCAAGGGCCGCTGATCCGCCATTGTGACGGAAACTGGCCGAATACGTTATTGGCCCGCCAACGGTGCTACTTATTGAGTAGCTGGTCACGATGGCGAAACCATTGTATCCAGTGCTTCCATCTGGTTCGAAGTCCCATTCTTCGCCTTCTAACCCTAGCTCCCCAAATATGGTTGCGTCACCCTGCGAGGACGCCAGATCAGCGAACCCACTGATGTCAATGGTTGCCGTTGGTTTGCCCGCTAGGAAATTCTGGTAAGCGTCCGAGAACGCGGTAACGTCAGCCTCTGGAACGCTGAAGTTCAGCGTTACTGAACTAAGCTCGTCCTCTAGGGCTACGCCGTCAAATGAAAAATCTGCGTCTTTGCCGTGTGTTCGTGCCATAATTCCTCCTTACGATACCGCTCTAGTCGTAGAGCCTGAGCATTGGAAACTCGCGCTGTAGGTCGCCGCATCTCCCACTGGTAGAGAGATGGAATAACTGCTACAGATAGCCCCGGTTAGTCCGCTGGCGGTGCAGGTGTATTCCGGGCTATTGGTATCTGGCCCCGCGCCGTCTGGATCGTACACCAAAGTTTTAGGCCCGCTGGTCAATGTGATGTGGTCGAATATCGTAGCGTCCCCGCCGCCAGAAAATGAAGCGTCCAGAGACCCCGAAACGTCAAAAGTAACGCTCTTTTTCCCTGCCAGAAAATTCTGGTAAGCGTCCGAGAACGCAGTAACGTCAGCCTCGGCAACCGTGGCATTCATGGTAATGCTGTTTAGCTCGTCCTCAATCGCTACCCCATTGAACGAAAAATTACTATCCTTCCCGTGTGTCCTAGCCATACAACCCCCTTATGTCACAAAGTACCCAAAACTGACGTAATTCTTGAACGTGCGGCTCCCTGTGCCAGATGACTGAATCTGCACTCGAAACCAAGATTCAACTCCCGCTTGCCCGGTAGCAGACGCAGTAAGAAACGAAACTCCAGTGCTATGCGTTATCGTGCCGAAGTTGATTGCCGTGGTAGGGCTTCCCCAAGTGTCATTATTCTCGCTCTGGATTTCGAGGGCAATCGTGTTACTGCCGGAGCCGCCCATCTCCACCATGCGCCAGACACCGAAAATCGTGTTGGTTGCCGCTATCGTCCCCAGATTGTACCCCGTCCCATTAACAACGACTGTAGAACCGTTACAGGTTATCGTATTGGCGGCAAGTATACGAGAACGGAATGGTGCGCTGGCTCCCTGCCAAGTGACATTGCAAGCTATGGCGTCCCCGATGGTGGAGACTCTGGGCGATGCGCTGATAATGGTTGCGCCCTCGTAGCCGACAATCCCGTCACTGAGGCCGCCCGGATATACCCCGACCCGTCGGGCCGTGGCGGTTAAATCGGTGAACATTTCACCGTCGTAATTCGGGCTGGCCGTTGACCAGAGACCATTGACATCAATGGTATAAGTCGGCTTCCCTTGGATGAAGGTCATGTCCGAATCGGCAAATGCCGTTACATCTGCGGGAGCTTCCGAGAAATTCAGCGTCATCGAGTTTGACACCCCGCTGAAATCGAACTCATCCACCAATAGACCCGCCGCCTTCGCTGAGATTCTAGCCACGGTTGCGCCTCCTTCTGGGCTGTGGACGCCCGGCTAATTGTTCCTGCGCCCACACCTCGTCTGATTCCTCATATATTTTGACCGCGTTCGTTCGGAGCAATGCTTCAATATCCACAAACTCATCTCCGTCCAGCGCAAACCGCTGGCCGGGATAGAATCGGATACTGGACGGTTTAACCCCCGGCCCTTGAACAATATGCAATTTGCGTAATGCCAGATACCATATAACCAATTGCTCATCGGCCTTCTTCCGTGGCATTAGGTCTCGTCTGCCATAATTCTATACAGTCCGCCAATATGCTGGTAAATAACCCCGCCCTGATCCTCAACTAGATAAATATCTTCTTCCCTGCGGCAAGAAATCAGCGTGTGGCCCGTGATGCTCAGTGACGCGTCCTGCATCACTGAGTCAATCTGTGTGTCGATGTCGCCCGCAGTCTTGGGCCAGACATTTCGGTCAATCGCCTTGACCATGTAGACCGCAGACCCGCCCCGTTCACTATAAGCGTAGTAATCATCAACCTTGCTCATAGCTTGAAATACCACAAATGGCGGCTCTACCCCGTCGGGGGCTACCATATTGTAAACGCCCCCCGTCGCCTCATTCGTAACCGATTCGACATTGAGAACAGCATAGACAGCGGTGTCCAGATTGACCCGTAAATTAGCCACTAGCTAGCTCCTGCATGATCTGGGTAATCGCCTCACGCAAGCGTGGGGATTCGGATTCCAGAGCTGGTATCATGTAGGGGCGTGCCGACATGTACCGCGTGCCGAATTCCAGAAATGGGCTGTATTCCATCGTCGGCCCGACGCGGTATGCTGGCCCGCCGCCAATACCGTCAACCTCAGCAACAAATATACTATCCCTGTTCGCCCCTGTATCAACGGGCGATTTTTCCTTGCCCTTCCGCTCGACGGCAAACGCGGCGATTTTAACAGCCTGATTGACCTTTTCCTCGACCTGACGCCAGCGGGGGTCAAGTTTAATCGTGGTCGTGACCTGCATTTCCAAAGACATAAAAACCCTCAACATCCACGCGGACACTGAGGGGCTTCTAAATGGCTCCTTGGTGTTTCCTATGCCCGTCAGCGTTCGCGCCGCTCAGTGGGCTTCTGGGAGCCTCTACGGTGACTTATTCGGTTGTACCTTGTAGCCGCCCTGACCATCTGATTCCATAGAGTCAGAGGGGCTGGGTCTAAACGTGCTTAATTGACCGCACCGCCTACATTTTATCTCAATTACGGTTGTGCCGTACAGCTTAACGCGGGCCAGCAATAGATTGCAAGCGATATTATGGCACCGTGCGTCATTAAGCCCTACAGTTGGCGCATCTGGCATCGTTGCGCCAATGCCCAAGTTTTCCCTGCGTCCACGGAGACAATCTCGTAAGTCTGCCCCCCGTGGAGAATTCTGTCGCTCTGCTCGATTGACTGGTCGTAGGCCAGCGTCAGTGTTGCGTTAATCTGGACATCCTGCCGCCCGGCAGTAACCGATTCAGAGCCACCACTGACGGAAACGCGCCCCCGGATATTCTGATAAACATCGGCCCACCCTTCCGTAAATCCGCCCTGCTTATCACTGACCAATGCCTTGCGCTGGATTGTCACACTGTCTGGCATCGCCGTCCGTGATGCCGCCCTCAAATACGCTAGATCATTTTCCTGTAATAACGTATTCGCCATTATGAATTATCCACATAGCGGCCATAACCCCGAACCGTCCCGGAATCCAGAGCGTTAAGTCCGGTTACCTCATCGCTGTCAGTGTAGACGCTGTAACCGTCCACTCTGCGCGGCATCCTGACCGCCGTTCCCCTACTCTGTCGGCGCAATCGTTTTGCCTGCGCCGCGTACATCTGGGTAATGCTCCCCTTCTGATAGCTGGCACCGTCAGCGGAGAAGGAGAAATCCCTAGCGAATCGAACCGCCAGAACTTCACAGGCCCGCGCCGCCGATCCCAATATGCTGTTCCCCTCCTGAGAGAGAAAATCGTCCAGTTCCCCATCTTGGAATAGGGCGCGCTCGGAATCGGTGTCTCCGATTTCTAACCGTACCCTGTCCCGCTCTGCTGTACTTCCTGCGGTATATGTAAATGCCATCAGACCCTCACAAATATCGTCATTACGAGAGCATCGGTTAGAGCGTCCGACCCCGCCAATTCTGTCAATAGATTTCCGTGAATAATCGCCGGGATATACGCCCCGGTTATCGCAGACCCACTGCTATCATCTAATTGATGACTAGGGTAATACCAAGCATCGGTGACACTGTTGGTGATGGTCAACAGTGTCACCGACACCGGGTCGCCCGGAGAGGAAAGAGTTGTATCCGTAGTGCCGGGGGCGGACGCATGAAAATCCATCCGCACCGCCAGCAATTCACAATATGGTAGGGCTGTCACCAATGAGCCAGTAGCAGATGCCGCCGACCCCGTGGTGCTGACTTTGATAACGTGCTTCTCAATCGCCATTAGGCACCCGCGTAATAGATGACGATTACATCAACGGAGTCGTCATCGTTGGCTTGGCTCACCGTGATTTTGATATTGTCCGCGACGCAGACCTTGTCATATACCGAATAGCCGTCAGCATATTCGATGTCAGCCCCGGCGTTATTATCCACTACATGGCGAGGGTGGAACCAGCCATTGCTGTTGGCGTTGGTCAAAGTGAGGATGGTCAAGGCTGGGCCATTATTCCCTGCCGTGGCAATAACCAAATCAGTACTCGCTGGGGGTGACCCGTTATAGGTCACCCCGATTGAGCAAATCTGACCAACGACCACATGGGATGATGTATTGTTATTAGTTGAACTCCCGGAGCCGCCAGTGGTGGCCCCGGAGCTAATTGAAACCGATTGATAACCGTACATTTAGACCCCCTAACTGTCGATAGCAGGTAGAACGTACCCGGACGCAGTATTGGTTGCCGTGCCAAGATTATCAAACTGGCGGACACCGTCAGCGTCGATTAGAACCTCAGACCCCGTGTCAGCATGGCCAATGCGATTATGGGCGATGATCCCGGTATTCGCAGTCGTGTCGCTATCAATCAAGAGGTCGCCAGCCGTATTCAAACGGTAGATATGGTTATAACAAATCTCGCAATCAGTCACATCCTTGCCAGTTGCAACCGAGATAATGGCCTCTGAATCTTGGACGCCCAACCGGATGTAATTGTTATTGAAAACCAGCCCGGCAATATCGCCGCCGATGTCTATCACCCCATTGTTTCCAGTATCCGGGCTGATGACC